CATCAATCTGGTTCCATCATACAGTTTGGGCATTGTGAACATGAGGGAGATGTAAAGAAGTACGACACTTCAGAATATAACATCATTGCCTTTGATGAGTCAACCAGCTTTACCCCGTTTCAATACGAGTACCTTACGTTCTCAAGATGTCGTACTTCCTCCCTTGACTTGCCCGCAATTGTCCGCTCAGGAACCAACCCAGGTAACATTGGTCACAGTTACTTCAGAACAAGATTTGTTCAACCCGCTCGACAGGGTAATGTTCTATTAAATGAGACTCGTACAGTTCTTGGCAAAGCACAGACTCTTCTTCGTATCTACATCCCAAGTAAAGCCACAGACAACACATACTTGATGGCAGCAGATCCAGACTATGTAAATCGTCTGAATAGGTTGCCTGCTGCTGAGCGTGCTGCAAAAGCTGATGGGGATTGGTGGACATTCTCTGGCCAGGTTTTTGAGGATTGGAGAACTGAGCCATTTCCAGATGAACCAAGAAATGCACAGCACGTTTGTGAGCCATTCCAAATTCCATCTTACTGGCCCAAAGTACTCTCTATAGACTGGGGTTATGCAGCTCTAACTATTGGTGGTTGGTATGCAATCAATCCCTGTCCTTCTGTCAAGTACCCTGCTAAGATATATAAATACAGAGAGTACACCTGCAAGAAAACTAAGATCTCCACTTGGGCTGCTGACATGCGCCGACTTTCTGGCGAAGAGACATATACAGATCTTGTCATGGACCCTAGCGGTTGGCAGGAGCGTGGAGATCCGGTTAACATTGCTGAGCAGTTTGCTAAAGTGTTCGGTCGCCAGCCCCGTAAAGCTCAGAACAATCGAGTTGGTGGAAAGTTACTTTTACAAGAACTTCTTCGCTGGCGTCCTCGTCCTGCCCGTTATGTTCCTCAATCAGGTTTCAATGATGAGCTAGCTAGCAAGATTCGTAGGATGCAAGGGCCTGCTGCTTATGAAGAATATTGTAAGCTTTTCCTCCCTGAAGAAGAAGAAAGGTTCTTGCCCCAATTTCAGGTATTCTCAACCTGTGCAAAAACCATTGAGACTATACCGCTTTGTGTGTATGACAAAGACAGACCAGAAGACGTTGCTGAGTTTGATGGAGATGATCCGTACGATGAGACCAGGTATGGAGTCTCTGCTTGCCAGAATTACTTAGATGGTGGTCTGCTGGAAGCTAATCATGAGGCGGAAGTTGCCAGTGTTTGTTCGACCTACGAACAGACTGGCAATATCAATCAGTTTTACATGATGATGAATAGTCTGGATGCAAAGAGGGGCAAAGAGTCTCAAGGCATTAGAAGGTTTCATTCTGGACGAAGCAGGAGTAGAATGTATGCCAATTACTGATGCTTTTGCAGAGCAGCTTATTACAGAACTTCGTGCAGAGAATGCTGCTTTACTGGAGCTTCTCTTAAGACAGGGCAAGATTCTGCCTGCTGAAGACACAGAAGCTAGGGTGGACATTCCTGTACAAATGCAATCAATGGGAAGGGAACCTTGGTACATGCGTCAGGCAAGGTTAGAGAAGAAGTACAGAAAACCAAAACTATCTGAAATTACTGGAATTCCAGAGGAGGCTCAAGAAGATGCCGGCAGTATCATCTAAGCAATATGGTCTCATGCAAGGTGTCGCTCACGGCTCCATTACTGGAAAGTCAGGGCCCTCACGTGCAACTGCACGCGAATTTATCAATGCAACCCCTGCAAAGAAACGTCGCAAGTTCGCTAAAGCTTTAACTAAGAAAGATAAGGAGAAGTAACATGTCTGATAATGTCGTTGAGAAAGACTCAAGCTTTCCCAATCCGAATTTGACCCCCCAAGTAACTCATCAGCCTTCACTGTTAGGTGGAGCTGAGAACATCAAACTGCTGTTTGATGAGGAACTTGACAACCGAAGAGAGCGCCTCTCTAATGACCGTGCTTGGGAAGTTCTGAAGCTCAGGACTGCCAACGAAGCACAGACTGTCTCTCATATGACGGAAATGAATGCTGTCATTTCTGCTCAGGTATCTAACATTGAGACTCAGCAGACGGTCTCTCCGGTACGCACTGCTACCGGCGATGCAATTGTTGGCGGTGTTGGAGTTGCTGCTGAGCAGGTCGCTGCCAATATCGCTGAACTGGCTACCAGCCTTATCCCTGTGATTACTAGTGCACTTGCCACTGCAATTTCTCAGACCATTGCTGCACTGGTACCTGTGGTTGTAACTGCTGCGGGTGGTGCTTCCACACCCTCTCAGACAACCCCAAAAGCGTAGAGGAGAGTTAAGTTTTTCAACAGGTTTGTGGGGCAGTTGGTTGAGTAATGCTGGCTGCCTCTCAATTAACGTGTGAAGGAGAACAAACGTATGAAGTGGCTTGCTTTACTTGTGACTTATCTGCCTGTTGTTTTATCGGGTGTAACTAGTATCGAGGTCGCGTCAAAAGGTCTGCCAGGCACAACAAAAAAACAAATTGTTCTTGATATCATCCAGGCTGGTGCCGATACAGCCGAGAAGATTCCTCAGGAAACTGTTGCTGGTATTGGCAGTTTGATTGATGCTGTTGTTGGTATTCTGAACAAGTCTGGCGTGTTTACTAAAGCAGCAGCTTAAAGACATTGAGGATACTTAAATATCCTCATTTGACAGAGAAGAAAAAAGGAGAACAAACGTGTCCGTTCAACTACCTCCGAATGCAGCTGGTACTATCGTAGAGACTTTCAATCCTTACGGCAACATCTACAATGGTGGAGGCACCAGCCTTGCCGAACGCCAGGTTGTTAGCGTAGCAGATGGTGGCAAAGCTACCTACTCAGCCAGTTACACAGCTCAGTCTGTTGGAACTGCGGCCACTACAGCCCTTTTTGGCCTTGTTGGGAGTGCTAGCAAGGTTGTTCGCTTGCTCCAGTTGATTGTTTCTGTGACCCAGGCCACGGCTGGTGTGACGTATGATCTTTCTCTGCAGAAAGAGACTGTTCTGCCCACCGGCGGAACTCTTGCCACGACAGCTACCATTGTTCCTTGGGACTCTTCAGATGGAGCTGCCACTGCGGTGCCTAGGTTCTACACTGCCACCCCAACTGACGGTACTGTGACTGGTGTCTTCTTGGTTGCTAAGCTCACCGCTTTTATTGCTGCAGCGACCACTGTTCTGCCTCCTATCAATGTACTGAACCTTGTGTTTGGTAACTTGCCTGGTGCTAAGGCTCCTGTTCTTCGTGGTGCTGCCCAAGGTATCTTTGCAACCATCAACTCTGTAACCCCAGCCAATGCTTCTTCTTGGGATGTAACGATGGTCTGGAGTGAGGAGTAAGTCTGCGACTGCAAAGCCAGAGGACAACAAACTATGCTTGCAATGATAGCAGCACCTGAGTGGTTATCAGGCCGTTGGATTCCTGCAGGCTATGCTGCTCCTGCAGCTGCTGGCGATAGTCTATCTGACATTTTTGGACAGACTCTTGCTGTTGGCACGATGGTCAAGTTGATTGGGACCATTACTGCCATAAACCCAATGGACCCGCACTTTCAAGACATCACGATTACTCCACAGTTTCCTCAGTCTGGCTTGGTATCTCCTGAAGCGGGAGTGTTTCCTCAGAACATTCCAGTTAAGAGCTACCAATTTCATCCTCTTCAACTGATGAAGGTTGGGAGTTCTTACTAGGAGAAACTATGGCACTGCTTGATGCTAACGGAGTCGCAATCAATGTAGGAGATACAGTCAAGCTGGTTGGCACAGTATTGGCTCTTGATCCTGCAAGCACTCATTATGGTGAGATTAAGATTCAGTTAACTCACCCTTTGAGTGGATCACCTTATTATGTTCCAAATGCTGAGCTTGCTGGTTTTGCTCCGAAAATTCATGGACCCCAAATCCATGGACCAAAAGCAGATCAGATTATTGAGTGCGCAGCAGCTACCTTAACTCACTGAGTTAAGAGAAAGGAGATGATCCAGAATAATGTCTAAACCTTCTTCCACTGACGCCCCAGAAGCCATTAAGATTTCTGACGAGCTTAAAGATTCCCTTAAGGAAATTGCTAAGTCTTGCAAAAAAGAAGACGAAGAGATCTTTAAGGCAATGCGGCGCCAGTGGAAGAAGGCGGAAGAGTTCTGGAAAGGTGTGCAGTATTTATTCTGGGATTCTACATCGGAGGCATGGGCGTCTCCGATGTTAGAATCTCTTAATAATGTAGTTGATCTGGATGAGGAAGATGAAGATCAGGTTGGTAGTTTCTCCGACAAAGTAGTAGACATTTATAAAGCTCATGGTGAGAGTATCATCTCTGCTTTGGCTGCACAGCTCCCAGCCGTTCGCTTTTTACCTGATGATGCGGATGAGACGCAAGATGTAATCACAGCTCGCACTTATAGTAAGATTGCTGAGCTTATCATTAGGCACAATAAAGCAAAACTAGTTTTTCTCAAAGCTCTCTTTTATCTTGCTAACCAAGGCATTGTAGCTTCTTATAGATATAAAGACTCGGACTTTAAGTATGGATCTTATAAAGTTCCTAGCTTTGGTTCACAAGAGACAGAATCTAAAAAGTTTATCTGCAAGGTGTGTGGTTATGAATCAGACGTGGACTGGTCTGCTGGATCTCTCAACGATGCAGCTGGTGCAACTGCGTCAGCAAAAGATGCTGATGGGAACTCAGGCAAACATCAGCCTTTCGAATACACTCCTGATGCAACTGTATCAGACTCAGATGACGCTGGAGCAGTTGCATCTACAACAACTTGTCCTCAATGCCACGAACCTGGCAAACCTAAGGTAGAGAAAGTTACTGGCGAGGTTCCTGTTCAGACTGGCATAGAGGACAGACCAAAGACTAGGGTTAAACTGGACATTTTTGGCCCCTTGCATTTTAAGGTTTCTTACTATGCACGTAATCAGAGTGAGTGCAATTATCTTGGCCTGCTTCTTTATCAAGGTAAAGACACGATTTGTGAGCTTTATCCAGACAAGTATGATGACATAGAGAAGGAACAGGCTGACGTTTCTGAGGGTTTTACCAGGTCAGTCTTTCAGTATCCTGCAGAACAGGAGATTGAGTCTCGACATATCTTGCCTGTTTCTCGTTGGTGGTTTCGACCGGCCATCTTTAATAGAGAGACTAAGAAACATCTGCGAGAGGAACTAAAGAAGAAGTTTCCTGATGGCTGCAAGGTAACTCTGATTGGTAAAACAGAAATCTTTGCTGCCGTTGAGCCGGATAAGTTTGATGATCGCTGGGAAATAGGTCAGGCTGGCTTGAGTACTTATATCTACTCAGATGCTATTCTGCGCCCTTTAATTCAGATTCAGGAGATTCGTAATCAGCTTATCAACCTGATTATTGAGACTATTGAGCATGGCATTCCTAGTGAGTTTGCAGATCCTGAAATTCTTAACTTTGATACCTACGGTCGTTTTGAGGCTGTGCCTGGTTTTATATACAAAACAAAACCTGGCAGACCTAGTGAGCCAATAGGTAATGCTTTCTATACATCTTCTCGTGCTACTTTATCACGTGAAGTTGCTATGTTCTTGAAGCAGATTGATGAGGATGCTCAGTTTGCTGTTGGTTCTTACCCAGCTAATTATGGTGGTCCTTCTCAAGGAAAGTCACGCACCTTTGCTGAGTATGCAATGAGTGGCCAGATGGCTTTGAGACGCCAATCAATTACTTGGGCTTTGATTGTTGATTGGTGGATAAGAACAATTGCTGGCTGTGTTAACATGTTTGTAGACACGGTAGTTGAGGATGAAAAGTACACACAGTTCAAAGACGGTAATTACATGAACGTGTGGATTAAGCGTTCCCAACTAACTGGTAAGGTTGGTGGTGTTGAACCTGAATCTGCTGAGGGCTTTCCAATTAGTATTGCTCAGAAGAAAGACCTGTATATTAAGTTGATGGAGTTGAATAATGACTTTATCAACAACGCTCTATACAAACCTGACAACGCTAAGATTCTGCAGGACACTATGGGTTTGACTGAACTTCGCCTGCCTGGTGAAGAGCAGAGAATTAAGCAGGTTATTGAGATTGGTGAGCTGATTAAAGATGGGGCAGAGCCTGTACCAACCAGTCAGATTGCACCTGATGGTCAGGAAAACATGATCTCTTCTGTTCCTATAGACTCTAACGTTGACGATCACCAAGTTCACATAGAGACTTTAATCTCTTTCATGGTGGACTTGCCCGGATTGGATCTTCTGAGAGAGAAACCAGAAGCATATGCTAACTTAACTGCACACTTGCGTATGCATCAACAAGCAATGGCACAGGCTATGATGTCTGCAGGTACGACACCGCCTGGAAAGCCCGAACCGACAGCACAAGCAGGAGTTGAACAATAATGCATAGATCATTTACAGTAACTCTTCCTAGCAATGGGCAGTACAGTAATTTGTATTCTCTGTTGCTTGCATTGGCTGGACCGAATACAGCTAGCGCATACTTGCCTGACCAGGTAGCTACTTTAGAAATTCAAGCTAGCTTGCTGAATCAGTCTAACACTGTGACTGTCTGTGATTCTAGCAACTCTGGAGGTAAGGTCTTGATTGCTGGGGATACTTTCAATAAGGCTTTTAGAAGCAATAATATATGTCTTAAAGAATATACCCTCTTAAGCAGTGTTGGACCTCTCTCTGCTGAAAATGCTAACATAGTTACTGTTGACGTGAGTGGCATATGAGAAAGCTACTAATCCTATCTCTTTTTGCTGTTGCAGTTGTAACAGCTCAGACAGTTGTTATTCCTTATAAGACAGATCCAATTGGGTCTTGCCCTGCTTATAAGTTTGCCTTTAGCTCTGCTTCAGGCAATATGTTTTATTGTAATAGTCTGACTAAAATGTGGTCATCTTATACAGGCTTCGCTTGCTCCACAACGCCGCCGACGACCGGCGCGGCACACTCGACCTGCTACGATACGTCGGGTGTGCTCCAGCAATGCAACAACGGAGCGTCCGCCTGTACGACCAGCGGTCAGTGGGTGGCGCAGGCCGGTGGCGGCGGCAGCGCTGCCCTCCAGTGCCCCGGCACGTCCGGGTCATCTCCCACAGCCGAAGTTTGCACGCAAGCGTCGATTACCGCTTGC